CTATTGCACGTGGAGCTAGAGCTGCTTCTCCAATAACTAAGTCTGGATTCGTAGAACCAGGCGGAACACAAATTCGTGTTGGTACAAACAACCAAGCTTCTGATGCTTATGTACCTGCTTCTCTAATCTCTGCATTCTATGATGCTGCAGCTGCATTAGATGAGAAGGGTGTAAGTTCTGAAGGACGAGTAGGTGTTCTAAACCCAAGACAATACTATGAACTTATCCAAGCGGTAGGTACTAATGGTCTTGTTAACAGGGACGTACAAGGTAAAGCTCTACAGAGTGGAAACGGAATCATTGAGATTGCAGGCATTAAGATCTTCAAGTCAATGAACATCCCATTCTTCTCAAGCTATGGTACTAAGTACGGATCTGCTTCTGCTACTAACCCTGGAGTAACTTCTCCTGGCAACATTGGCTCATTTGTCGGTGAAGCTGTTGAAGATGCTGCAGCTGATGTAACAGGAATCAACAACGAGTATGGTGAAGAGACAGAATTCGCTAACTCTTGTGGATTGATCTTCCAGAGAGAAGCTGCAGGTTGCGTTGAAGCAATCGGACCTCAAGTACAAATTACCTCAGGTGATGTGTCCGTGATTTATCAGGGAGACGTGATTTTAGGACGTTTGGCAATGGGCGCCGACTACCTAAACCCAGCTGCTGCTGTTGAACTTGTTGCAGGTGCTGCAGTAGGATCATCAGGAAACGCTGCTTTCTAAACTTATTTATATTAACCAACATATCGGGGGGGCTTCGGCTCCCCTTTTTTTTTAACTATGGCTACCTCGACAATTGACACCGATACCGAACTATCCGCAGTGAACTCAATTCTGGGTAGCATTGGTCAATCACCAGTAACTACTCTGAACTATGAGAACCCTGAAGTATCATACATATATAATATTTTAACTGAAGTTAACAAGGATGTACAGAATGAAGGATGGCACTTTAATACTGAATACCATATTGCTGTTGATCCTGATGCTAGTGGCTATATAACTGTACCTAATAATGCTATTAGATATGATATACATGATGGATTAAAGGATAGATCTAAGGATGTAGTACAACGTAATGGTAGATTATATGATCTAGTAAACCATACTGATGTATTTTCCGAGACTCTATACCTTGATCTAGTGACGCTGTACACGTTTGAAGACCTCCCTAACCCATTCCAACGTTACATAACTTACAGGGCTGCTGTAAGGGCTGCTACCCAGCTTGTATCAAACCCTCAGCTAGCTCAGCTACTGAAGGAAGATGAATTCAAATCAAGAGCAGCATGTCTTGAGTATGAATGCGACAAAGCCGACCCATCATTCTTCGGTAATCCGCATGATAGTACTTATACATCTTATCAACCATACAATGCACTGAAACGCTAATGGGAAGTATTACACAAACAATACCTAATTATCAGGGGGGTATATCACAACAGCCTGATCAACTAAAACTACCTGGACAGGTAACAGAAGCTAAGAATGTAATACCTGATCTTGTAGATGGATTAACTAAACGTCCAGGTGGTAGATTCCTTTCTTCCTTAAGTGATGGGGATAATAACTCAGCAACAAATGGTAGATGGTTCCATTACTATAGAGATGAGAACGAACAATACATAGGACAGATCGCTAGAAATGGTGTCTTAAAGATGTGGTGTTGTTCTGATATATATGTCAGTGGAGTAAAACGACACAGTGCAGGAGATAAGATTGATACTACATATGACTCAAATACAGCTACTGCATTAACTAACTATCTTACACACACTGATGATGAAGATATACAGACCTTAACTCTCAACGATTATACTTATGTAACTAATCGTACTAAGACTGTTGCTATGGCTTCTGAGACTGCAACTGTTAGACCACCTGAAGCTTATATAGAATTAAAGAAGGTTGCTTATGCTAACCAATATGCTATTAATTTATTCAATAATAATAATACCACTGAACAAAAGACTGCTACAAGGATCTCAGTAGAACTAAAAAGATCTAGTAATAATTCTTGTAATAGTAGTGGGCAGTTAGTAGGTAGAACTTCTAGAATTAATAACAGTGGTAGATGTACAGATGCAGGAGATAGTAGAGATGCTTGGGCGCCTAACATTGCCACACGTTTGTTCTCTGTAACAGATGGAGCGAATCAAACGGATTATGATGCACCATCAGGTTCATATACATATCAAGTTAATGTTAAGGATAGTAATGGTAATGATGTTAGTAGAGGTAAGAACTTATACTTTAGAATTGCAACCATAGGTCAGTCTGTACCTTATACAACTGGTAGTGCAGGTGAACAAACTACAACATATCAAGCTAGATATACTTGTACACATGATTTACTATATGGTGGTGAAGATTGGCATGAAGGAGATTACTTCGATGTTTGGATGAAAGATGGTCTATATAGAGTAACTATTGATGAAACCAGTACATCTCAAATACAAGGTAACTTAGGTATTATAAGACCTACTCCTACATCCTTTGATACTAAACAAACTGTTACAGCTGAAAGCATACTTGGTGATCTTGAAGCTGATATTGTAGCGACTAGTGAGTTCTCTTCATCAGAAGTAGAGATAATAGGTAATGGTATATACCTTACTAATGGTACAATCTTTGGTGCGACTTCTCCAACAGGAGATTTACTTAATGTTATTACTAATGAGTGTAATGATATAGAAGACTTACCTACACAATGTAAACATGGTTATGTAGTTAAAGTTAAAAATAGTATAGCTAATGAAGATGATTACTATGTTAAATTCTTTGGACGTGAAAAAGCAGATGGTACATATTTAGACGGTACTGGTACTTGGGAAGAGTGTGCTGATCCTGGTCGTAAAATACAAATAGATAAAAGTACAATGCCTATACAGATAGTACGTACTTATGATTCTTCTAATAATAGAATTGTATTTGAAGTAGATCAGATAGTATGGGATAAATGTCTTGTAGGTAATGACGTAACAGTACCAGAACCTTCATTTATAGGTAAGACTATAAACAAGATGATCTTCTTTAGGAATAGAATGGTTATGCTCAGTGATGAGAATGTAATCATGTCTCAACCTGGAGACTTCTATAACTTCTGGCCACGATCTGCTATAACTTATACCGCTACTGATGTTATTGATTTATCTTGTAGTTCTGAAACACCTGCTATAGTATATGATGGTATACAGGTGAACAGTGGTCTAATATTATTTACTAAGAACCAACAGTTTATGTTGACTACTGACTCTGATGTCTTGAGTCCACAGACTGCTAAGATTAACTCACTAGCTACATATAATTTCAACGTTAAAACTAACCCTATATCATTAGGTACTACTATAGCTTTCTTAGATAATGCTGGTAAGTATTCCAGGTTCTGGGAAGTAGCTAAGATATTACGTGAAGGCGAACCTATAGTAATTGATCAAAGTAAAGTTGTTAATAAATTATTTGATAAAGACCTAGAACTCATATCTAACTCCAGAGAGAATGGTATCATATTCTTCAGTAAGAAGGATAGTAACACTCTATTTGGATATAAGTATTTCAATACTAGTGAGAAACGTATTCAACAATCCTGGTTTACATGGGAGTTAATGGGTACAATTCAACACCATGCAGTATTAGATGATTCATTATTTGTAGTAGTTAGAAATGGTGGTAAAGATGTGATACAAAAATTTCCGTTGAAATACGGAGAGAGTGAACATGAAGTTACTGATGATATGGGTACTTCTTCTGTAGATGATGACATTACATATCGTGTTCATTTAGATAACAGTAAACTTATTGCTTCATCTACTATAACATATGACCCTCCTAATGACCGTACACTATTTACATTACCTACGGGTTTTAATAACAGTTCAGGTCAGTTAGCAGTCTATGCTTTACCAGGAGCATCAGATGATTATTTCCAAGGATCTAGTCAAGATGTATCTACAGTTGTGGTTAGTGAAGGTGGGTCTAATGTTACTAAAGTAAGTCTCCCTGGTAACTGGAAAACCTATGACCCTCAATATGTAGAAGATGGTAATACTAGTGATGATGTAACACCTGCTTATAATATAATACTTGGTTATCAATTTGATATGCAAGTTAAATTCCCAACTATATACTTTGGACAACAAGTAGGTGAAGGTTATAGAAATAATATAAATGGTTCACTAGTAGTACATAGAGTTAAACTTAACTTTGGTGCTAATGGTATGTTTACTACTATCTTAGATAGAGTAGGTAAACCACAATACTCTGAGACTTGGGAACCTGTTTTGTCTGATCAATATGATGCTAATAGAATCGGTATCAATGAACAGATAACAAGAACTATACCAACATATGAAAAGAATAAGAACTTAACTTTAACACTTAAATCGACACACCCCACACCTGCTACATTGTATTCAATGACATGGGAAGGGGATTATACCAACCAAAATTATAAGAGTGTCTAAATACATTCACCCAATCACAATGGAGGCTGCCTTAGAAGTAGCCTCTAATCTACTCCCTGCTGACCGACTAGAGGTCGAAGAAGGTCACGGGATAGATTCCACAGAAGCGTTAGTAGATGCCGTTCAAAAACCCTCTTGCGTATACTTCGTAGTGCCTAACGGCAAGACTGCTGGTATGGCTGGAGTCGATGCTGGAGGACAAATCTGGATGCTATGTACACCCGCTATTCATGACTACCCACTAACCTTTGCTAGAGAAGCGAAGCGTTATGTAGAAGGTAGACAAGAGAAGTTATTGTGGAACATTGTTGATAAACGAAATAAGGTCCATTTAAAATTATTACAATTCCTAGGGTTCAAATTTCTAAGGGAATTAAAACATGGACCTAACAACTTATCCTTTATAGAATTTTG